TGTGCAGTTCGACCCCATGAAGCCATGCTACTGGCAGACGCTGCGCTATGTGTGTGATGTAACCAACGACTACGAATATGGGAGTTATTAAAGGACAGAACCTCCGCATCACCATCGGGGGTAAGTATATAGCCTTCGCCACAACGTGCACGGTACACGTGGCCGCTCAGCTTGAAGAAAGCAGCACAAAAGACAGCACCAACGGCTGGCAGCAGCAGGACGTTACGGGCCTTTCGTGGGACGTTTCGACCGACGCTCTTTACAGCGTGGACACTGACGCATCAGGCATCAACGGAGTGGACGCCCTCGACCTTATCCTGGCACAGCAACCCGTGACCATCGAGTTCACCCAGGCATCCGGCGAGAAGAACCGCGTGGCACCCACTGGCGCCGTCGTGTACAGTGGACAGGCTATCGTGAATGACATCTCGGTGACGGCAGCCAATCGCGCCAACACCACATACAGCCTCCAGGCATCCGGCAACGGAGCCCTCACAAAGAGCTCCGCGTCTGACACGCCGACGACTGAGTAACCAACCAACTAAGCGCAGCGCGGGCAACGATGACAACCCTCGCTGCGCTTTTCTAATTTTCTAAAGACTATGAACCCACACACCATCACCCTATTCGGGGAGACGCTCCCCATTGTATTCAACATGGCCGTCGAGATTGCCTTCGAGGAAATCAGCGGCGAGCCGTTCGACCTCGACGCACTCCAAAAGCAACGCAACGCGCTGGCCCTCTACATGGCAGCCATCACGGTGGCCAACAAGGACACTGCCATCACGCTCGACAAGCTGCTTTATGAAGCCAAGGCCGAGGACATCATCACGCTGAAGGAGGCGGTATGGTCAGCACTCGCCGACTGGGCATCCATTCCAGCAACCGCTACCCCCAAGAAAAGGAAGAAGGGAGAAGACCCAAAAAACGCATAAGCGCCCACGAACTCTACGAGATAATCGTGGGCGAGTATGGAGTGCCCCGCCATGAGTTTCTCTACGACTTGCGCCTGTGGGAGATTCTTGCCATACAACGAGGCCGCGCACGTCGTGCACGCCTATACTGGGAGCCCGCACGCTTCGTGGCGTTCACATCTGCCCGCGTGGCTGGTGCCAAATCGCTCCAAAGCATGCGCGACATGATTACCTTCCCCTGGGAGGAAGAAGAAACGCCAGAGGACGAACTCCCAACCGACGAAGAGATAGAAACAATGCGCCGACAACTTCAGGCGGAAAACGCAAAGATGTAAAGAATGGAACTCGACACTATTTACAACGAGGATTGCTTGCAAGGCATGAAGCGAATACCCGACGGAAGTGTGGACGCGATAATTTGCGATTTACCCTATGGGACAACGCGCAACCAGTGGGACAGCATTATACCACTCGACGCGCTGTGGCATGAATACCGGCGTGTTACAAAACCCAACGCAGCCATCGTGCTATTTAGTCAGCAGCCATTTACATCGGCATTGGTGATGAGCAATCCGCAGATGTTCCGATACGAATGGATATGGCAAAAGGACAACGGCACTGGATTCCTCAATGCAAACCGTATGCCGCTGAAGATTCACGAGAACGTCATGGTGTTCTATGCTCAACTACCGACATACAATCCACAAGGCTTGATATATCATCCGAAGAAAGCGAAAAGAGGCGCGACGGGTACGAATTACGGAACTACATCGAATGAGTACGAAACGGAATACGAAAACTATCCGACAGACCTTCTGCAATTCAAATCAGACCCCGACGCATGGCACCCCACCCAGAAGCCCGTTGAACTGTTGCGCTATCTCGTTCTCACCTACACCAACGATGGCGACACGGTGCTCGACAACTGTATGGGCAGCGGCACGACGGCCATCGCTTGCATCAAGGAGCGTCGGCACTTCATCGGCTTTGAACTCTCAAAGGAATACTTCGACAAGGCCGTGAAGCGCATCAATGCCGAGAAGTCGCAATTACTTTTGTTTTGAGGTATTAAGCAATTCCCCAATTCGGGCAAAATCGTCGTGCACATCTTCGGCCAACACTTTGGCATATCGGAGCGTCTGCTTTATGTTGGTGTGCCCCAGCATCCGCGAGACGTTCTCCAGCTTCACACCGTGGCGCAACATATACGTCGCGAATGTATGACGCGCAAGGTGCGAGTGTAACCTCGTGCGAATGCCCGCCGCAATGCCTATGTCTTTAAGTGCGCGATTATAGACCGCATTGTGCAGCTGTGGCACCTCCCACCCGTTACGCTCCAGCACAGCAACGGCAGGCGGCAACAACTGAGACACGAACGGCACGCCCGTCTTGATACGCTGGCCTACCAGCCGCCACTGCCCGTTCACTTGCTTATACTTCGACAGGTCGAACGATTCCGCGTCCAAATACGCCAGCCCCGTCCATAGTTGGAAGATGAACAAATCCCGCGCCTTCGCCATGATGGTGCCAGGGGTGGGGCGCAGCGCTTCGATGGCTGCCACCTCCTCGTCCGTTAGGTATTCCGTCACTTCACTCTCTCCTTTCTTGAATTGCCCGCGCAGTCGGTCGTATGGGTTGCTCGGCAACAAGTCCAACATCACCGCCCTATTGAGCAGACACTTCAGGCTCTTGTGGTAATTGTAGCGTCCCGCATCGCTCAGCGGCAACGGCTTGCCAGCCAACGAGCGCAGCCACACATCGAAGCCCACGATGTTGTCCGTCGTCACATCAGCCCACGAACGCATCACGCCCCATTCGTGCAGTCGCTTGTTTAGCGTGCGGTAGTGCTTCATCGTCCCCTCGCGTATGGGGAGGCGTTCTATTTCCGCACCCAGCCACTCCAGGAACACGTCCGAGCGCTCCACGTCCCACACCATTCGCTTAATGGCAGCCACGTCTATCTCGCGCCCATCTTTGAGGCGGTCGTTTATTATGCCCTCTATTTTGCGCAGAATTATGCCCAGGCGCTCGTTTAACTCGTTCGACTGGGGATGGTTCACCACGCGGTCAAACTGCCACTCAGACGCACGCACGCGCACGCCTGTGCTAATATAAAATGGTTTCCTGTTGTGGGTGATTCTGACTTCGAGGGGACCTTCCGCCCCTTTCTTCGTTCTTCCTCGGTGGTCGAACACGATCGTGGTTGTTGTCATGGTTCTTTCATTTTTGTTTACCCACCCAAATGCTTGGGTAAACAATGGGGAAACAAATACCCCTAAATATACCTAATTCTCCCTTTTTCGACTTCCAACCGTTTCCCCTTCTCTGCCTTTATTTATGCGCTTCACCCGATAAATACTGGCTTCTCAGTATGTCCGCAAAGTGATTCGGATGGGGTCGTGACGGGAGGGGTAAGTGGTTGGGAATGAGTGGGGGTTTGTTGTGGGTGGGTAAACGGGTGGATAATTATTTATTTGTTTGTTGTGTTCTCGGTTGGGTGCGATGGGGAGCCCACTGGGAGAGTGGGGGTGCATTGTTGGGGGAATGTGACGGGGCACTGCGGAGCTCCGCACATGGGGGAGATGGGAGTTCCGTCTGCTGCCAGGGGGATGGGTGCGGAGGCTATGGGATATTGGCCACGGGCTCCCATTAGGGTGGCGGTGAGTTGCTGGGAGATGTTCTGAAGGGCCTCGCGTTCTTGCGTCAGTTGCTCGCGGACATCCTTCACCTCGCGCAGTTGTGTGTTCAGCTCCGTGCGCAGTTGCTCCACCTCGTGAATGAGTTGGGCGTATAATTCCATGATGCTGTTGTTGCTTTTCGGCTCGGTTTTTTGTTCTTCTGCCGGTGCCGTGCTTAACAACTCGCCCCGTCCGTTCACTATGTAGTCGAGGTTGAATATATTGCCGACGCACATATTCATAGAGGCGATAAATTCTTTGTTTATCTCACGAAGACCCGACGCGGCTATATTGCGGGATATAGACGTCGGTGTGGTACCCATCATTTCGGCAAGTTTCGCTTGCGTTATGTTCTTGTACCTTTTGAGATAGGCTAACGCCTCAATAAGGCGCGTTTGTTGCACGTTTTTCTCCATGTATTTACGCAAATATGTTAATAAACCTTAAATATTTACCATTCTTTACACTTATTTCAAATACTTTTTGTAACTTCGCAACCAGATACGAGAACGGGCACAGCGAAAGCCGTCGGACATAGCGATGTCCAATTTGCGGTATAAGTGGTTGGCAAATATACGGCTTTCTCCCCGTTTTCTTATAAAACAATGTAAAAAATTAAGTTAATTTAAGATATGCTGCCCGAAATGGTTCGCAGAATGATAACGGAGGAAAAGGACAAGCAAACGCGAGTGAAACTTGCACGACTGGCTGAAACATCGCGACCCTATTACGAAGCAGCACGAACAAAACGAACGACAATGACCCAGTACGAGAAGATGGAAATCTTGGCAGCCATTCGGCAGTCGGTGGGAAAGGTAAAGCGAGAATACGAGGAGCAGTACCTGACCGGCGAGGAGTTGTGCCGCCAGTTTGGGTGCTTCACTCCCTCTTGGCTGAAGACTTACGGGTGCCTGTTGCCCAGGGTGCAGGCGCATGTAGTGGACGCGAACGGAGAGGAGCATGTGACGGGCTGGGTGTATCCTCGCTTTGCCATTGCCGAGATGGCGCGAGACAATAAACTGAGATTCGTGGCGCCAGCGCCAACGAAATAGAAGAAAGGCACGCAGCGGCGTGCCCCAGGGGATGCAAACATACGCATATCATCAGAAGACATTTTCCTCGTTTCTAATTCACGCATCCCCGAAACGCCCCGAAAAGCCGGAACAAGGGCAAACCGGCGACGGTGCACGAAAGTGCGAGCTTGGCTGAGCGGGCGAGGTTCGACTCCTCCCCGGGGCACAAAAACAAAGCGGTCGTACAGCCCAGCGCGATGGAGCGCAAACGAGTAATGAAGACAGCCTGGGTGCCTGTCCTGCCAACCTTTGCGAAGGAGTTCATTGACCTACTGGAACAAAAAAGCGATTCATGCGAAAGTACACCCAGCGCAGCGAGCGCCGTGACGGTGGAAAGGCGCATGAGGAATACTAAGACAATGACGGGCGGCATAGTATTGTGTGGCCCATCGACATACTATTGCGGAGGCTTGTGCCTTACTATGGCGCGACCCCTCGGCATACTATGGCAGGCGCAGAAAGTTGGTAAAATAGAGCAACCAACAAATAACCAAAACCACCACGCTGGCCGTAAGGCTATAATGTAGGAACGGCGTGGCATACCTTAGAATCTACGCTGAGCGCCGGAGCGTTACCGGCCTGCGCCTCTGACTTCTTACACTCTGTTTTCCATAGTATTTAACTTTTTTAAAGTTTTGTTTGAGTTTTGTGAGGAAGCCTTCGCTGTGAAGCGCGGGCGCTCTTGGGAGCCCTCGGTGGAATGAGACACTGAAACAAAGAAAGTATAAAATGGCAAGATGCACAGCGCGACTGCCTTCTTAAAAGTTTCTTTGTGCTGAAGGTCGCGTGAAGGTCTCAGGAGGGAGTTCGATTCTCCCCGCTCCCACCATTAGGGCGTAGGAACGGACCTGTCAAGGCGCGTGAAAGCGTGGCAGCATAGAACAACCACGCATGGATATGGAACCCGGGCGAGTTTGAGCTCATTTTCTCGCCCGATGCTCTGAAAACCTGGGAATGAGTGGTGGGGCGGTACCACCCACGCGCCCGTGTATTGTTGTTCATATTTTTGATTCATTGTGGGCATTCATTGGAAGCCGTGAGGCTTCGGCCCGGCAAACTTCATCAAACTTCATTATTTTCTTTTGTTCCATCTTCGCTGCGAAGCGCGGGTGGTTTTTCTTTTGACAAATTAACCCCCTAAACATAAACGACTATGAAGAAAAGAATTGCTGCATTGCTGACGGCGGTCATCTTGTGCCTGCCTTGTCTGCTCATCATCAACGAGAACATGAACTGGTGGAACGTCGTGGGCGTTGCCTGGTTGTGGTTCCTTGCATTTGGAGGTATGCGCTACCTCGTGCCCGCATGGATGTGGAAAGAGCTCCAACAATACTGCCAGGAGCGCGACGACGAAGACATTTTCAAACATTAAACAATACGACTATGATAATACAAGGAACAGTAAAGGAACTGCTCGGCGTGCGCTCCGGCATCAGTCAGCGCACCGGCCAACAATGGAGCATGCAGGACGTGCTGGTTGAATACAAGGAGACACTGCACCAGCAAATCCCCGACGAAGTTATTCTAAGCGTAAGGACCGACACGCTGACGAAGGAAGCCATACAACCCGGCGACCCATTCACGGCAGGCATTACCCTGGAAGTGAAGGAATACAACGGCAAGAAGTACAACCACGTGAACACACGCATGTTCCGCCGTGGCTGGATGGTTACGGAAGAGCCACAGCAGGCCGAAGAAAAGCCCAACGACCTGCCCTTCAATTAAACCGCCGAGACTATGGAAGAGAGTACAAACCTGCCGCCATTGGGCGAAGGGCTGGAGGTGCCCGACTTCCTGCGGTCGGACGAGTGGTTCGGAACAGACCCCGAGCCCTATCTGCTCGACTTTACCGAAGCCTACCGCCCCCCGCACTACACCCTCACATATAACGACATCGGCTTCGCCCCGCTGGGAGGCATTCACGCCATCACGGGACAAAGCGGCAACGGCAAGACGATGACCATTGCGCAGTTTATTGCCGCCATACTGAGCGGCGACTGCGGCAACCTACACTACAACCTGGGCGACATGATACCCAACCCCCGCGTGCTGTACATCGACACCGAGATGGAGAAAGACAACACCATCGCGATGAAGAACCGCGTGCTGAGCATGACGGGCAGGGACATAGGCGAACGGTACGACGACTTCGTGGTGGTTATGCTACGCGAGGCCGCAAGCGATGACAGGAAGGTGAGCGCAGCCGTGATGCGCTGGCGCTTGACGCTGAAGGCCATCTACCTCTACCGCCCGACGGTGTGCTTCATTGACGGCCTGCTCGACGTGGTGGACGACTTCAACGCCAACACCGAGTGCCAGGAACTCATCTACAAGTGTATGCAGGTGGCCACACACTACGGCATCTCGCTGTGGTGCCTGGTGCACCAAAACCCCGGCACGGAGAAGTTGGTGGGCCACATGGGAAGCATGCTCGAGCGCAAGGTGACCGACATCTTCGAGACAAAGAAGGAGAAGAACGTCACCACAGGCCTCGCCACCTTCACCGTAAGGCAGAAGAAAGCGCGCGGCCGCGACATTCCCGACTGGATGTTCCAGGTGACCAGCGAGAAGGCATGGGGCGAACCCGTACAGCTCGACACCGAACCAGCGCTCAACGATGAACCCATAGCCATCAAGAAATGGCTGGAGGTTGGCCGCTACGACATAGAGTGGCCGGCCACGAAGGACAAGATAAAGACCATCTTCAAGAACAGGGGCGGCGTGAAGAACAACCCGTCACTCCTCGACAATCTGAAGGTGGCACTCAATCGCCGCTTCATCATTGAGCAACCAAAGGAGACGCGCACGAAGGGACAGACACATGTCAAGTACATACTGAACCCCGAAGAGTTCCCCGACGATAAACCATTCGGGCCACCCATCAAGGAGGTCCCCTTCTGAGGGTAACTTGCCCAACTTGCCCATATATCCCCCTATAAGGGGATATATGGAGGGTAACTTACCCAAACCAATTTGCACGCCGCAACAAGCCCACTGCCCTGCGCCGGTATGGGCGCGGGCAGAGAGGGCTGGTTACAGCGTCGCAGTGTCTCGCGCGTGTGCGCATTGGCTAACATGTATATCTAACAAGCAAACAATGATTGACAAATCGACCGAGCAGCGCATCAAGGACTCCGCCTCCATCGTTGACGTGGTGAGCGACTTCCTGGAACTGCGCCCGAAGGGGCGGAACTTTGAATGCCTTTGTCCCTTCCACAACGACCGGCACCTCGGCTCCTTCGTTGTGAGCCCCGCGCGCAACTGTTACAAGTGCTTCTCGTGTGAAGCCAAAGGCGGCCCCGTGGACTTCCTCATGGAATACGCCCACATGGACTACCCCGACGCGCTGCGCTACCTCGCCCACAAGTACGGCATCTTTGTCGACGAAGGGGGCAAGTGGAAGGACGTGAAGCCAGCCAAGCCCCGCAGCATACAGGACTGCATACCAGCAGACCTGCCGGCGAAGCTGTGGCCCGCCAAGTGGGTGGAAGGATACACCAACATAGACGGCGACAACCTGGTGCGATGGATGAAGAGCATCCCGTGGGACAACTGCCAGCGCATGCGACTGGACAATGTGCTGAAGGACTACCACGTGGGGCACACCCACATATCGTGGAAGGGCGAGCACGACTTCACGCTCTTTTGGCAACTGGACAACCAGGGGCAACTGCACAACGCCCACATGATGAAGTACCAGCCCGACGGCCATCGCGTGAAGGGCAAGGACGACTACGGGCAGACATGGCTGCACGCAAGGCTGCGCCACGCCGGACGCTTCGACGACATGAAGAACGCCCCGTCGTATTGCCTCTACGGGCTGCACCTGCTCGACACGTGGCCCACCGCCACGGTGTGCATTGTGGAGAGCGAGAAGACCGCCCTGCTCATGGCCACAGCCTACGGCAACAACGCCGCCCACCTATGGATGGCGTGTGGTGGACTTCAGAACCTCAACGAGAAGTTCCTGCGCCCGCTCATGGAAGCCAAGCGCAAGGTGTCCATCTTCCCCGACCGCGACGGCATAGACGCATGGACCAAGAAGGCGCTGGAGATAGACTGCCCGCTCACCATCAACACCGACGTGGTGACCAAGTACTGGCACCCCGAGGACGGGCCGAAGGCCGACATCGCCGACGTGGTGGTGAACAGCATCCAGCGCACGGCCAAGGACAAACTGACAACCAAGCCGGCATGCGACGTGCTGGACGCTATGGTAAAGCGCAACCCAGCGCTCGCCACACTACGCGACAAACTAAACCTAAAACCAACAGACGAAACCAATGCAGAGCAATGACGAGAACTACGTGACCGTAGCCACCAAACTAAGCCCCGAGGCGAACGCGCGGCTGGAAATGATAGCCCGCGCCCGACGGATGAAGAAGTACGAACTCATACAAATGATGTGCGACGTCATCATCCGCTACTGCGACAAGTCGCACAACCTGTCGCGCGAGATTGAGTTGGTGATGTCCGTCTTCGAGCACATGATTGGCTGGGAGGGTGCCTTCAACCTTGCCGAGCCCCACAGCTCGCCCGAGATAGTGGAGGCCACCTACTACCTGACCTCGCCCGACAAGAAAGGCGTGCGGGCCGTACACGTGGAGCGTCCGTTCTTCGGAGAGTGGACGCAGAACTACAACATCCAGGAGATACTGGAGAAGACAATCAACATGCTGGTGCCCGAGCGTTACCAGCGCCTGCGGCAAGTGGCCATCGATATGGGTGCCACCTCGCTGCTCCAGGTCATCGACGAACTAATCGACAACCACACGCAGGCGGCCGACATGGACGCGATACGCCAGGAGTTCGAGGATGCCGACCGCAGCGAGTGGGGCATCAAGCCCGCCAAACAACCCTACAAGAGAAGACGGAAAGACAATAACAACCTATTATTCACTGACGATGACTAAAAGAATCATACTCGAAAAGGTCGACGATGTAATACTGAAGACCGAAGTGGAAGAAGAGAAGCCCGCGTGGGACCCCGACATGTGCCACCTGCCCGACATTGTGAAGGCACAGCTGGACAAGTTCCTCGACCACGCCGGCATGCGTAGGCGCACGGCCGTCACCCATGTGGCGCTCATGCAGTTCGCCCGCTGGGGCACCGCCACCGAGAAGACGGTGGTGCTGAACCTCGATGACGGCTACGGCGGCACATATCAGAAGGAGCACACCTTCTACAAGTTGGACTGCCCCGAACCAAACAAGCGGCTCGACGGCTCAGAGTGGCCGCGCCCCTATGGCTCACGCCCCAAAGGTCAGCGCCTATGAGCCGCGACAAGGACTACCAGCACCTGCTCAACTCGAAGCGGTGGAGAGAGCTCCGCGCCTGGAAGCTGAACGCGCAACCATTGTGCGAACTGTGTGATGCCGAAGGCTATGTGCGCAGCGCCGTGGACGTCCACCACAAGGTGCCCGTCGAGAGCGCCCGCACGCCCAGCGAGATGGAGCGCCTATGCTTCGACCCCGCAAACCTCCAAAGCCTGTGCATACCATGCCACGCGAAGGTGCACAAGGAAGCCCGAAGCCATAGCCGCGACAGCCACCAACAGCGAGCCGACGAACGACTGGAACGATGGAAGGCCCGACACGACCGACCAACCCAGCCGAAAGACTGAGGGCGGGGCGTCTTTTTATCCTGGAAGCGAAATCTTCCCAAAT